CGGCTTCTTTACAACACTACTTACATGGAGATAATTCCTTTTGGAGCTTTCCAGAGTGGTATTAATTTAGAGCACTTTACAGTAGAGAATGAGTTCATTGATTCTATTCAAATTAATAGGAGCGGCAACCAGAAAAGTCGACCAAACAAGAAGATTAAAAACAATATGAATAAGAAATCAAAGAAAATCAGCGACACGAGCTCGGCCATTTCTCAACGCGGCCGCGTCTCGTCCAATGTTAGCGTTGAAGAGAAATTAGAGAACTTTTGTGATGCGTACGGAGAACTCGATATAAAAGCTAGTTCGTATCAAATGGACCTACAATCCAAACCTACTGATGATCAAGTAGATACTATTTTTGCAAATTCAAAAGATGTTGATGTAGTTTCTATACCTCAGTATGTAGCTCCAGATCTAAGAGACGCCGATTTTATCAACGGGTCTCCTATGAGAGATATTTCTCATTGGTTAGGCAAACCTACCATGATTGCTACTCAAGATCTGGATGCGTCCGATGGACCTACCACCTTCGCACTCCATTCGTGGAGCCAACTTTTGAACACTGCGTTAATCGCAGATAAGTTGGATGGTGTGTTTAGTTTCCAGGCGGACTTGGAAATAACGGTCACCTGTAACGGTAATCCCTTCCAGTTAGGCTTGTATTGTGTGTATTTCCTACCCTCCGGGGGAGATGGTACGATCGCCTTAAAGCTTAATTTGTGGAATTTGATGCACGCTGCTACAAAAACACAGATCACTCAGCTACCCCACGTCAAGATCGATGTTAGTCAGACCACAGAAGCTAAACTTATTATTCCTTGGAAGTCTGCGTTTAATTCTACCCTTGTGGGTTCAGGAGTTACAAATGTAGGTAGTCCCGGTTCTTTTCGTCTCGTCCCTTTAGTTCCACTCGTATCTGGTCCGGGAAGTTCCGTTGTTGGTATTACCATTTTCGCTAGGTATACTAATGTCAAACTTGGAGCAGTTACTATCCCACAGAGTGGTGCTAGCGGGAAGAAAGTTATTCTTCGAAAAGATAGAGACATTTTGACGAGAGAGTCAGATGGTATGAAAGTATCAGATACTCTTCGTATCACTTCCATTGCTGCCGACTATATGTCGAAAATTCCATTATTATCCTCCATTGCGGGCCCTGCTTCCTTTGTATTAGGAGCTCTGTCTAAGACAGCTGCCGCTTTTGGTTTTAGTAAGCCTACCCTGGACAAGCCCACTGATAAATATGTCAAACAATATGTTCCAGGTTTTGCGAATATGGATGGAAGTGATGGTTGTGAGAGTCTTTCCACAGCAAGAAACAATCATGTCGGTATACATCCTGAATATTTAGGAAGTGATATCGATGAGATGTCTTTCGACTTTTTAAAGCAGATACCTGCTTGGCGAGAGACTATTGAGTGGAATATAACTCAACCAGAGGGAACTATCCTATCGACTATAAATATCGATCCAGGAATGTTCACCTCTACTGTAGATAGTGCTGCTGTTTTGAAACACTACGTTCCCATGGGTCTTATACTCCAATATCACGATATGTGGAGAGGAGATATTATACTAAAAATTCATATAGTAAAGACTCAATATCATTCTGGGAGACTTATTTTTTGTTTTCAACCAGTTCTAGATGGAGAATCGAGTACGCCCCCCAAAACTACTACTAGTTCCCAATATTTAATGAGAACTATAGCAGATATAAGGGAAGACAATTATATAGAACTTAGAATTCCTTACGTATCTATAACCCCCTGGATAAAAACAGGTAGGATTAGTGGGAAGGTGGAAGTTTTAGTCCTAGATCAGCTCGTTTGTCCTTCTACTGTTCCTTCAGAAATATACATGTTTGTGGAAGCCTGTGGAGCAGACAATTTACAGTTTGCCTCTCCTAGATCTCTGACGGAGTATCCAGTTATACCGTCAGCTTACCAATCGGGGATTTCAACCGAGGTTCAATTAAGGTCCGATGGAATTGGAGGGGCTTCTTACGGATCAAATGGAGACTTAATTTGTTCCGTAACTCAGGGTGAGTCCATAAAGAGTTTTAGGCAATGGGTTAAAAGATATTTTCCTTTCGTGAATAAGGTAGTAGATTTGCTAACTAATGAAACGGTAGGAATTTCGCCTTTCTGCTCTTTTTACCTGAGATGTAACGGGACGATTATCAACGGTGTGACCAGTAACGCACAAAACGATCTGTATTCAGTGCTGTCTGGGATGTATGCTTTCTCAAGAGGGGGAGTGAGAATAAGTATTATACCCACAACGTTTCCTAATGAAATTTCAAAAGCCGATGGATGGTTTTTTAGTTTCAATAATCTTCCAAGTACCGCCAGTAATATAACAAATTGTTTATCTGCTGGATCACAGACTTTTGACCAATTTTTGGACTCTTTAAATGGTACTGGAATAGGATTTATGAGACCCGTGGATTTCTCCCCCGGGTGGTTAATCCCCCAAAATTCTTCTGTTTATAACAGAATTAACGCGTTGAACGTTTTCAGTTTTAGTAATCCTCTTAGTTTTGGCCTTGAGGAGACAGATCAGACTAGATTACGTATTCGAAGTTCCGGTTCAGGTACTGGAACTTTCGTGTTATCCCGGAGTGGCGGTGATGATTGCACATTTGGGTGCTTCGTCTCCGTCCCTCCGTTCGTGGTGCTCCCGTAGGTCGGGAGACAATGCCCTGCGAGGGCAGCCTTGTTGGCGAGGCACGCGTCAACTTTTTTTGTTTTTCGGCTCACGAGAGTCT